AAAATGTCTGGAGCTGTAGCTGCTCATGCTTCGTATAATGGAAGTGGGACCCAGGGTCTTGCTGTTACAAATAAAATTGCCGCTAATGACAGTGATGTAATTTCGTTATTCTATAACAAAAACGATACCACTCGTCAGCTTTTATACGGATCGTCTATTATGGAAATTCCAACAAGTGGTGTCTCGGGTACCACCAGTTGGGGTGGCAATCAGATTTTTACCGTAAATAACGACATCGATGCTCTAGGAGATCTGTACTTACAGGTAGGCGTAAAATGTACCGCCCCACCCGGTACATCTAAGTTGGGTTCGGGTCTTGTAGCCTCGGGTGCAACCAAGGATATCCCCGATGGTTTCACATTTAATAACTTTGGTCTAGCTTCTATCATTGAGCGCGTAGAATTTCAGGTAGGTACCCAGATTTGGCAGACATTAGAAAACGACGACATCGTGGCGTGTAACTGCACTGAGATGGGTGAGGGTGTTTTCAAACGCTTTGGAACCCAGGCAAACGGTTTTGTAAACACAAACGGGTCTGAATTAGATACCGCCGGTAGAACAGCTGCTATATACGAACCTAATCATCTAAACACAGATGGTAATGCCTGTCTGCACAACTACCAGAGTAACCCAAGTCTTGGAAATACCAACGATTCTTACGTTTGGAACACCGACTCCGGTTACACTCTAGACTCTCTTGTAAATACAGGTAAGTCTACTCTAGCCGGTGGTTTCCAGGAAGTTCCCGCCACTGAAGCCAATCCCCAGAGCCGAAGCATGTTCCTTCGTCTTCCACTTCTAACTAAAACCATGGCTCCTGAGCTACAGGGTTATACCGAGAACACAGAGAATGGTTATCTAATGGCTGCGGCGCCACACCAGTCTGTTAAGATTAAGGTGTATTTCACCGACGATCTTTCTAAGGTATTCACTGATTCTCATGAGAGCATTGTTCCAACTGCTTCCCAGGTTACTATCGAACCAGGTAAGCTATACGGTCGTTGCATGATTATGTGCAATGAGGAGCGTGAGATGATGAAGACACAGCCTCAGGGTATCCCCAAGCGTCTTAAGATGACTCAGAATGTTAACAAGTCTCAGGAGGCTGGTTTTGAGCAGAACTACACACTTGATTTAGATCATTTCTCTTTGTATTCGTCGCATCTTATCATCACCGTAACCGGCGAAGCTGGTTGTGGTTTAGATAGCGCCGAGCTTAAGCTCAATTCGTCCTCGTTCTCGGGTACAATTGATGCTCAGCTACTAGATGGTACAACAGCCGCTTCTCTAGGTCTAATTTCTAATTCCCTTGATAATGTAATGGGTAATAACATGAGAGACGCGGATCAGTCGAGAAAATCTATTTACGTCTTCCCCCTAGCGTCGCGCGCGTACGGTGGTTCGTCTGTACCCCTTAATCGTTTTGACAACATTAGACTTGTATTATCTTTTTCGAAGGATGCTAAGGCTACCACTGTCAATGTAACATGTGTAGGTGAGACAACCTCTCAATACAAGGGTGGCGCCTCGTCTCTTGCCATGTATTAAATACATTTATTAAATTTCCAATCTAAATCTTTACATATTAGCATCCATATTCTCTCCTGATCGAATAATTTCTCTCTACTTTTTAATAGGGGGAAATATATAAGATATTCAGGTTTGTCAAGTAATTCAAAAAATTTATATAGAGTATAAGAATAGCTTAAAAAATTTTTCCTATCCTTGGGACAATGTTTTATAAAAGGATCTTGTATTTTGTTAAACATATCAATTAATTTATCCTCAAGTTCTTGTGAAATAATAAGCTGTTTATTTCCTGTAATTCTGTGGATTATGTTTGGTATGTGTTCATAATACTTGTTTAATTTTAATTTTTTAAGAAATTCTTTAATTTTATAATATGTTATTAAACTCTTATCCGTTAATCTCTCTTTCTTTATTTCACCTATTAAAATATTTATAATATCATCGGGTATATTTGTACCTTCTCTACCTTGTATCTGTGTTATCCATTCTTTAAAATGACTAGTCCTTTTATAACTGTATGGTTTAATAAAATCATGTGTTTCAGAAACATTCCATTCTGGAGTAGAAGAAACAGAATTAATTTCTGTTAATCCACAAGAATAACATATATTTATTCCAGATGAAGTATCATGATGTGTATTACATCCACAGTTTTTACAGGTGTATTTATTAATAGAATAGTCTATATTATTTATTTCGTCTGGGAAACACTGTTTCATATACAACTTATAATTTTCCTCATTCTTTTTTTCCATATCCATTGACACGTATTTAAAAATACCATCATTCTTATTTTCATTATTTTCTGTATATTCAATACCATCTATGTTTTTAATAAAATCAATAGAATTAAATAGATATTCAGTTAAATTTTCGCACTTTTCTATTGAGTTTATTTTACTATTTAATTTTTCAATTTTTTTATCTAGTTCTGATATTTCAATTTTTTTGTCAATAGTTAATATTTCATTCTTTTCATTTATTCGTTGTTTTTTATTTTTTAACTTAATTAATGCGTTTAATTCTTTTTTATATCTTGGTAAATTATCAGCTTCGGTTTCTAGCTGATTTATGGTTTGATTATGCTTAGCACTTATAGACATCCTAGAATCGCTATGAGCTGTTTTTTTGGATAATCTAAATAAACTCATTGTGATTTACATTAATATTAATTATTTTTTTAAAACATTTTAATAAATTTAAAAATATAATTAATGGATATTATACTATGTTAATTAAATTTAATTTGTTATTATCTTATAAAGTATTAAAAAACTTATGTAAAATAAATAAAATAAAATACGTAAGTAAATGTAATAAATTTCAACTTTTAAATAAACTTAATGATTTTAAAACTGTAACTTACATACAAAAAAAATTTAGAAAAAAATTAATGAAAGATGATATTTGTAATATATCTTTAGAAAAATTAAGATATCCTTTTATATCTATAAAGGTTGATAAATTTTTTTTCTATTATGACTTTGATAATTTTATTAATTATCTAGAAAAAACTGATAACTTTAGTGATCCGTGTACAAGAGTGCAAATAACAGATAAAAAAATAACCGAAATTAATAAACTTATACTTTATTATTACGGACAGAATACAACTAGAGTTATTATATCACCAACTATGCAACGTGATGTAGAATTAAATATAATAACGTATTGTATGTATGATATAATAACAGAGTTAAATACATTAGAACAAATAACTGTAAGTGATTTAGATTTATATAGTCACATCCTACCGAGGATGATTTATTATGCAAGATTTTTAATAAAAAATCATTCTAAAGAGGATAGTAATATGGTATTAGAAGCATGTATTCAGAGTATAACTAGTAAGACTTCCTTAGCTATTTTAATAAAAAATTATTTATCTGGAATAATTATTACATAAATTACTAAAAAATACGAATATAAAGAATATATATATAAAGAGATATAAAGAACGTATGTGTGAGATATGCGATCCTAAGAAAAAATACTTAGACAATATGCCTTGTATATGTCATAAAAATTTCAAAACATTTTTTGAAGATTATGAGAAAATAAGATCTTATACCGATTTAGGTTCTATTGATATAATCAAAAAATGGTCTATATCTACTATGACTATATGTTGCAATTTTAATTCTATTATCGATTTACAATTATATAAAGATAAGTATATGGATAATCTGGATTCTAAAAGTTTTTATAATTGTATAAATACATACATTACATTAAAATATCAGGATAAGAAAAGAATTTCTTTAAAAATATTTAAAAATGGAAATATTCAATTAGCCGGTGTATTGAATGTTATGTCAGCTAGTTATGCAGCGAGAAAGATATATAGAAGACTTGCAGAAGTTGGGGCATTTTTAAATCCAACTTTTTCAAAAATTACAGACCTCAGAATATGTATGATCAATTCTGATTTTAAAATAACTAAAAACATTAAACAGAATGTATTATGTGACATGTTAGACGCCCGAGGAGAAAATGATGTATCTATTATAAAAAGATATACATTTGACCCTAGTAAATATCCGGGGATAAATCTAAAAATTGAAGATCCAGAAACAACAAATAAACTGACAGTTGCTATATTTAGACCTGGGAGTATTATTTTAACCGGGGGATCAGATATAAATCTATACTTCAAGACTTTTAAACATTTAATAAAAATTTTAAATAATAATGAATTATTATATTAATATGTTGACAATTTCAAATATAAATAACATATTAGAATTTTCATTTAAAGATGATAAAAACACTAGAGGTATATATAAAATGATAATTAATTTGTTTGAAGATAATGATATTTTTGAATCAGATAGTATAATATTAACACTTATATACCTTCGAAGGTATAAAAATTCTAATTCGGTTATCGATAATAAAAATATAAAAGACCTTATTGAAACATGTTTAATATTATCAAATAAATTCATGTGTGATTTTGAAATATCAGGAAGAGGACCTTTAGAACAACAGGTTTTAAATAAAATAAATTGGAATTTATATGTAGATAATCATGAATTCGAAAGTGTTAAAAATATAACCAATTCGAATTTTATCAAAAATACAATAAGCTGTTATTAAATTATTCTTCTGTTATATCTTCTAAATCTACAGTCTCGTTTTTATCTAGGTTTATATCTACATGCTTAGGGGGTTCTAATTTTTGCGTGGGTTTTACAATACTATTTTCAACTCTTTTTAAGTTTTCAGCTAGAATGTCTAGTTTTCTATCATATTCTTTATTGCTACTATTTAAGTTGTCACCCTTGTTATTAACAGTAATAACATCGTCGTTTAACACTTGCAATTTTTTATAAACCTTATACATAAAATAAGAAACAACTGTAATAATACATAACAATATAACTATATAAATTATTGAACGATTGGATGAATCATTTACTTCAACAGGAGGGGGATCCACTGTCTTAGGCATTGTTATAGGATAATAATTATATTTTATTTATATAATATCAACGTAAAAATAATTTAATTCATTCCGGATCTTCTTCGTCATTATGGGTATTAATTATATCAATCCCCTTAAAAAACATAGTTCTTTTCAACATAATCCCAGAACCTCGTGGATACTCCTTGCTACCCTGTTGAATTACCTTTATTCCATTGTTTGTAAAAATACCACCATAATAATCCTTTGTGAACTGCTCTCTTGCTAGATTATTTTCTCTAACATGTTCATTAAATTCTTGAGAAAATACTTTCGCGGGTATGTAAAGTTTATCACCAAATACAACCTTACCAGACTTAAGAAAGTTTTGTAGTGCGTTAGTAGTTTGTTCCATATCTTCCTTATTCTCATGAAAATATCTAGGGAGTATATCCCAGATACCCCTAATTCCATACTGTCTTACAGCAGAGTAATAAGCAGATACGCATAATTTCATAATAATAGGAAGTTCCTTAGATAATTTCTTATCTATGGCAGTATCTGTTTTTACAACCTTTTTCCAAAAATTTACTACAACCGTTCTCCTAGAAACACTCTCGGAGTTATTTTTATATCTCATGATTTTATTACCACCCATTGTCATGTGAAGAGTCCAATCAATGGTTTCGTCGTTTTTATACTTTTCTGAGTATGTATTTCTTCCACCTTCTACGAGAAGCTGCCAATCAGTTTGTTCCATCTTGAAATTTTCTGAAATCTCGGGTGCCAATACCATAAATTTATTTACATGAGGTTTGATACCGAATTTAGTGTCAATATTATTTGAAATGATACCAACATCTTCTTCGTCATACCATTTTTGCAAAATTTTCATAAGAACTGTACTCTTACCTGTACCAGCCTGACCCAATAGATACAATAAGCATTGCCAGTTATCTTGATCTCCAATTTTAAAAAGCTTTCTACCCATAAAAACACAAAGCCAACGTTGAACCTCTTCAGGAAGTTCTTGGTAATCTAAGAGACTCTTAAAAGTTGGGCAATATTGAATAATATCAAACCAATCTTCAATGTCATCAAAATTATTAAAGGTCTGATCATGGTATTTTGCGGCAACTGAAAAATTCGTTATGTAAGGATGCTTCTGTCCGTAAGGAACAAAGATATCTTCGTAGTAAGGAGTTTCTCCTTCTGGTGCAGTATTATATTTAGTGATGTAATTACCATTCTTGAATGCAAAAAGATGTCTATCCTTTTTGAGTTCTGGTAGTTCTGGTCCCATAAACTCATTAAAGTATTTTTCAGCTGAGTTTATATTTCCAGCATTTGATGTCGCATTTTTCCATTGATTAAAGTTTATCTTATGATCTGTTTTTTGATACAAATATTGTTTAATAGTACAGAGTTTTTCCCATGCGTGAGTATTATCACCTTTTTTTATTAACGGTCTATATAGATTTCCATTGAACTTTGCAAACCCATCTTCTGCAAACTGTTCAATCATATACAACAAAAGACACTGATAAGCCGTCTTTTTGGAATCATCTTTAAATCTGGCATATTTGAATAGAATGTCTGGGTCTTCGTTTGATAATGAATCATGTTCCGGATGACCAGTTTTATGCAACAAGTACACATCGCGAATGAGTCTTTCTCCATAGAAAATAACTTCATATATTTTATTCCACCTGTTAGAATATTGTTCATAATCAGGTACCAGTTTTTTAAATTTAGTAAAAATCAGAGTTGTTTCATACATAGCCTTATCCAATTCTATCTTCAATATACCGATATCTATTGTATCTAATTTATCCATATTTAAAGAATTAAAACAATTCTTGATGATATCACCCATATTTGAAGAATTTATATTCCATTTTTTATCTAATTCCTCAAAATACTTAAATATATCTTCACCATCTGCGTTTTTAACTTTTTCTTTTATACTATTATTCCATCCCCTGTTGTTTTCATATATAGACATCCGGTAATATAAGTTTATATAATATATTTTTTTAAGTAAATTTTTTATATTATTTATACACGTTAAAACCTGTATAATAAAATACATTTTATGTATAATGAAGACTGGACTTCTTTTAAAAAAGAATGGCGAAATAAACGAGATTAAATTTAAAAAGGTTAAGTTTAGTTTAGAAAATGATGAATTTGAAGAATATAAACATTACATTAGGTGTAATGACTATATTATCCTATATAATAAGATAGATAAAGACTTAAATATACATATAATTCCTTTCACAGAAGATAAATTTTATGGAGATATCTTAATAATTAAAACAAATAAAAACAACGACATTAGCAGCATTACAAAAGACACATACATTAAAATTATTTCTAAAATTAAGATGGAAGAAAATGATATGTACTATAGTTCAGAAGACATGTCAGATATAGAAGATAAACCATTATTTAGCTTTTAGCGTTTTTACCATAGTTGTTTCCCTTCCATCTACATAAATGTAATTATGTAGATACTTAGATTTTTCTTCTAAACTCATGTCTTTGATATTATCATAATCATCTGAAAAAAACTTATATATTCTATCATATGCATCTCCCTTAGTGACTGTCTTAGTGCTTTTAGTTTCTTTCATTTCATAAGAAGCGTCATCTGTATTACACATATCTAATTTATTACAATCCATAAAATTAATAACATCTTCCTTTTTACTATCTTTCAATTTATTAAGTTCTTTTATTTTATCCTGATAGGGTTTCATTTTAGCCTTTAGCTCTTTTATTTGTTTTTCTATATTAGTAAAGTCTGTAATATCCTTTTTAAAATATTGAATTTCTTCGTCTGTCACTGCTAGCATTTAACTTAGTATTTTAGATTTTTTTAAATTAATTAATACATATAATTCAAATATTAATACTAGAATAAATAATAAAAGTAATATACAATAAATTTTAACAGGAAATACTACAACATCTACTATAGTTTTCAATTCTTCTTTAGTTTCATTATTTAATATCGATGATAACATCTATTATTATATTAATTAGGTAATTATTTTTAATCACTGAACGCCTCTTCAATATCTTCGTTGTCAAATATATCATAATCCATATCTAATACATTATTTTCAATTTCATTTTCAATTTCATTTTCATTTTCATTTTCATTTTCATTTTCATTTTCATCTGAATTATCACCTAAATCTTCAATTTCTAGAATAGATTCTATATTATTTATAAAATCGGTTGCATATTTTATATTTCGTTTTTTATTGGCTGTCTTTTTAGATTTACATTTAGATTTACACTTAGTAGGAAATACTACAGGTTTTCTTATGTCATCTGGATTAGAATCTAATCTTTTAATTAAATGATCAATACTTTCTTTATTTATAAAAAATGGTTTATATTGAAGTTTTTTTAGATTATAATTTATTAATGATATATAATTTGAAATGTTAACAGGATAAGCCTGTGCTATTTTAAGTAAATGAATATTTGATTCGATGTCTTTTCTACATTTTTTATCAATGTCTAATTGTTCGTCTGGTATGTATTTTTCATGTTCTTTTTTTACAATAGTAGGACTATCAATAACTATTCCGGTTTTTAATATTTTTTTATTATAAAAATTACACTTATATTTCTTTTTTCCATCTATAATATATACACCGCATTTAGAAATTAAAACCCCTTGATAAAAATTCCCAACTGGTTCAATTGTTCTGTATACAAAACAATTAACTCCGCAATTGCAATTCATATTAATAATATAATTACCTGTTTTTTTATATTATTAATATGTTAATTAAGAGAAATTAAAAAATACTATTACATACTTAAAGCCACAATAACAGATGAAAACACCATCACAAATACAAGAATAGAATTTGCAATTATAACCTGATTATCTAAAAGAAGTAAGTGTACCATTTGTGAAAAATAAGATAAATTTTGTGGTCCATATGAAGGGTAAATTTGTTCAGCCGTGGCAAAAGGAAGAACTGTAAATGAAAGTATTGCATTAATTAAAACTGCTATAGAAGAAGCTATAAAACATTTTTTTAGAACAGCAGGGGATGTATTTAACATTTATATTATAAACAATATATTTAAAGTTAAAATAAATTAATTGTAAAACCATGAAAGGTAGGAAATGTAATCAAAGCAATGAACTTAAAAAAAAATTAACAGTTACACCTTTTATACCCGGAGCTCCTATTCCAATACACTATTGTCTTTACAAGATAAATGTAAATGTAAAAGATACATCGATGTACATACCCAAACATTTTTCTAAAGAAGGTGAACTTATAGAAAATAAAGTAAACTTTTGTAATATTAACATAAATGGAAACCCTAGAGATTATCAGAAAGACGTAATAGATATTATATACAAAGAGCTCACCTTAAAAGAATCTTGTATAGCATGTTTATACACTGGTTGGGGGAAAACATTTGCCTCTCTTTATATTGCATCACTATTGGGTGTGAAAACTATAATTCTTGTAAATAAAGAAACTCTTTTAGAACAATGGAAGGAACAAATAATAAAATTTTTAGGAGTTAAACCGGGTATAATACAAGGTAAGGTTATAAACACCAAACCCGATGTATGTATAGGAATGATTCAAAGTATTTCTATGAAAGATTATCCGGAAGATACATTTAACGATTTTTCTCTTTCTATCTGGGATGAAACACATCATTATTGCTCCAAAGTATTTTCATCCGCTTTTTATAAAATAGGATCAAAATACAATTTAGGTTTAACAGCCACTTTAAAACGTGCAGATAAATTAGAACATACACTTAGTTGGTTTTTAGGTGAAGTAGCAGTGAATGTACAATTACTAATAATAGAACCTGTAATAAAAATTTATACATTTTATGAACACCCTGGTAACACTATTAAATACCTACCTAATGGTAAAGTAAATAGTGCTGCAACTATTACAAATGTAACGGAAATCGAATGTAGAGATTCTTTTATAATACGTCTAATAAAAGAACACGCAAAGGAAGATCGTAAAATACTTGTATTATCAGATAGAAAGCGTCATTGTGAAAAGATCGTACACGAATTAAAGAACACATCTTATACAGTTGGTTTATATTACGGTGGTATGAAAAAAGATGAACTAAATATTTCAAATAATTGTGACATCATCGTTGCAACGTATCAAATGGCTTCAGAAGGATATGATAATCCAGAACTTGATACATTAGTTTTAGCTTCCCCTAAATGTAACATAGAACAGGCTGTTGGAAGAATACTGAGAAAAGTAAACAAAAATCTCCCTGTTGTGATAGATGTAAATGATAGTATTAGTATATTTAATAACTGGAATAAAAAAAGACTATCATTTTATAGAACAAGAAATTTTAACATAACTCACCCTGAAAATAAAACAGAAAATATTAAGGAATGTTGTGATTTACCCCTTGATTATTTATTTCGTGATACTAGCGAAATTTAATCTATCTGCTGTTACACCTCTTGGTTCAAGAGGCTGAATGTATCTAGGCTGGGTTCTAGAACCATTATTTCTTCCAAATGGGGACGAAAAATCGTTTCTAGCTGATATATTTGTAGCAGCATTTATCTCACTAACCTGTTCTATATGACCGGTATTATATGTACCTGGTTTAATAGATTTGGTCATATTTTTCATTTTATTAGTTGTTTTTCTTACTGTATTATCTTCTTCCTCCGCGGCCATACCTTCATCTATTTCATGTGTTTGACCCAATTTGGCTTTCATTCGGTGTTGACCCTGTGAAAACCCCCTTGGATTCATCCCATAGTAACCACCAAATTCATCCCCTGCCATTTTTTTCTGTACTTTTTTATCGTTCATTTTGGGTCTTTTAAACATATATTCTCGATGAGAGGCAGTGGTGGCGGCGGTGTTTACAGGCGGAGGTCTACTTACAGATCTTCTTATATTATTCATGGGATTTGGAACAGTTCTAGCATCTGGCCAAATATCAATAAATCCGGTACCTAACAGGAACAAAAAGATGCAGAATGCTGCTAGGCAACCGTACATTATATAAATCCAGATTTTATGCTTTCGTGGGGACTTCCCAGTTATCCCAGTTGGATCTACCACTTCTTTGTTGAGGAAGCTCTTTGCATTGGATTTTAATTCTCCTAATTTCATTTAACATATGTTATTATTTTATTTTTTATTTTATTTTTTTTAATTAAATTTCCCTGTTTCATATTTATAAATCATGTGAGCGTTCTCTAATTTTTATATAAGCATGTATTAATAAAATAAAACACAATAATAACACAGCCCTACAGTTATTTGAACTAAAGAAATCATATAAGTATTTCATTTATTATATACAGATGAAATTATTTTTAAATTAAATCGGTAATGAAAAAAGGCCCGCTATAGTAACAGCTGATATTAACGCAGTAGAAGCTTGAATTTTGCCTATTATGTAGTAATATACAACCGAAACCATGACCCCCGATAAACCATCCGCCAAGTAAGACTGTATTCTAGGCATTACCTGGTAATAATATTTATCTAAATGTGGGAATAAACCAGAGTATCTCATAGGAATTCCAATTAATGCACTAATACAGAAAATTACGAAAAAATTAAATATGTTTGCATCTGGGATTCCGGAATAAGCAGCATAAATAACTGCATAAGTTACAGCACCCACGAAACCAGCTATAAGAGCTGCGGACAAAGGTGTATGCTGTTTAAAATATTCTCTAATTCTAGTTGCTCCACCTAAATAAGGGGGTAATAGATTTAAGGCTAAGTCAAAAAAACCTGTTATTATAAACGATAATAAAATGCCGTATAATAATTCTTTATTCATTTAACTATATTTAATAATATATAATATAATTAAATAAAATGAAAAAGTTTAAGACAGTTGTCTTGAAATTAAGAGAAAACGACTATTATAATAAACTTATAAATATACTCTTAGTAAATGGATTACTAGATATATTTGAAGAAGAACTTAAAGATGGTAAAATAGATTACTTACCTCTTATTTTAAATTTAATGGAGTTTTTACATAAACATAAAAAATTATTTAAAGATTTTACACCCGATTCTATAGAAAATATTATAATTATAAGTGTTGATGAATTATTAACTAAAAAGTACAATATAGAAATAGATGAGAAACAATTAGATATGGCTCTTCAGCTTCTTAAAAACACTGATATGTATAAAACTATATACAGAGCGATTAAAAGCATAATGATGAGATTTTATTGTAAATTAAAAAAGACACGTTGTGGGTGTTATTCTAAACCGGTTATACAATTGGAGCAAGGCAGTATTTAAGAACGCCGAGATTTGCCACATTGTATAAAACAGTGAGAGGATAATTAGTCTTTAGATAAATTTCTACAGTTCCACATAAATTTGTCGATTTTGTAAACAATTGGATGTATTTAATGTTATATACCCCATTGTTTTCATTTTTTTTATCTGTTACTTTATCATTTGTTTCGTTTATAGTGATACTTTGTTCTGCAAAATCACCTTTAGCTGTCATAACCATGTTATCTGAGTTGGTTTTTATTTCTATTTCCGATGATATATTAGAAAGATCTGATATATAAGTTTGAAAGTCTGATGATGGCATTGTAATATATGAATCAAAATGAATATCTGGTATATTATATATTTTTTCGTCCATATCTAATAACTTTATTTTACTCCTTATTACCGATCTTTTATCACTATTCTGACATGTTAATACCATATTATTTGGATCAGATTTTAAGATAGTGAATGAAATTGTATCTGTATTTTTTATACCTTTTAATATTTTAAACACAGATGCTAAACTTATACCTATATTTATAGAATTCTCGCAAATGTATTCTTCAAATTTTTCTGAATACAATATAAGATTAACTATAGCGCTAGTAGTTCCATCAACAGCTGTTAATTTAAGTCCTGTAGAGTCCGCTTTAAAATTAACATCCGACAGTATATTTTTCAAAGATTCAAATAGAATTCTTATAGCGTTTGTTTGAACTGTTTTGAATGTAAATATCACATCAGAATTATTAGAAGGCATATTCTGAAATAACAATATATAATTTGTTTATATTAATTTAAGATAAATATTAATTACAATTAATTAAATTACTAATTCGTCTTTATTGATTAATTTTTCTTCATCTCTTGGGTCTACAGCAGCATGCCTTTTCCATATAAGAAAATTACACGGAAGTTCCTTTGTGATAATTTTTCTACCATAAAATTTAGTCTTATTAGATATCATTATAAATTTTCCTTCTTCAAAATTAAATTTATCATAATCGGGATGTTCTCTCAAAGCATCTTGTAGCTTAACAGGTTCCTCTCGATCTCCGTAGAAATTACACAGGGGTCCTAGATAGGGTCTAACATAATCGGTTACATCATAGTTGTTAAGAAACATTATATCTGGATAGTAAGTGTATTTTTCAGGTTCTACATTAAAATTATAAATAGGAAATTCTATGTCCATTTGCCTCGTGATGTATTTCATTAGCTTACCATTAAACATATACTTTATAGTTATATAATCAATCTTATTTAATTCATCTTTTTCTTCGATTTCCTCTAAAGTTGTTTCACCCAAAACTTCAATTTCTCCATCTTCATAGGTAATTACGTAACACAATAGAGTGTATTCATCTCGGTCTTCCGTTCTTTCATATGCGTCTAAACTCTTCTTCTTATTTACATCAAACATGAGTTTATTTATAGTAGCCTGTGTAAGATGGGATAAAACCCAAGCGATAGTAATACCGTATAAAAACCACATTTAATAAAAAATATAAAGAGTCTTTAAATATATTTATAAATGAGTGAAAATGTAGATAATAAACCTAAAAAAAGAGGTAGGAAGAAAAAATTTGAAAGTACGCCATTTAAGAATAATATGATAGAAGAAACGCCTGAAGTAACACCCCAAATAGAAACTGAAAAAATAAATAATGACAAATATAAAAAAAACAATCTTAAATTTGGTAATATTTTTATAGAAGTTCATGATAAAGAAACCAGTGAGACTAATATATCCGATTTTTTTATAAACAATACAAATGATAGTTGTAGATTAAACATTTCCAGTGACGAAGAAGACAACTGTAATTATAAACAGGATCAATCTAAGAAATTAACTTTATATAATAAAGATAAAAAAAACACTATAAAACGGGATTTAAAATGTTATAATTGCCATCATTTTTTCAATGATAAACCATTTTTTTTACCTATAGATTATTGTAATAAAACAAAAAGATATAAATTATTTGGTAATTTTTGTTCCCCTAATTGTGTAAAAAGTTATTGTATAAATGATAAAATTTTTCAGCATAAGTCCTATTTAGTCGGTCAGTTCTATAGGAAATTATTTGGTTGTAATTTTAATATAACTCCAGCGCCATCTATTTTAAATTTAAAAGATTACGGCGGAACTTTAACTATAGAAGAATTTAGAAATTCTTTCTATAATAATAGTAGATATACATTACTTAATTTAAATTCTAAAATTATATATATTTAACTGTAAATTTTAAGAGCTATTAAAATCAATATACAAAGTATTGCAATTATAAGATTTTCTATTTTGTTTAATCTTTTAATTATAATCGCATGTCTTTTAGTTAAATCATCGCTTATAGGTTTAAAATTACGCTGAATCATTCCATTCATAAACCTAATATGAGCAGGAACCCGAACCTTTTTTCCTCCTTTTACAGTTACTTCATCGGCTACTTCTACTTCATCAGGTACATCTACTACATCAGGTACATCTACTACATCACCGCCCCCGCTCGGGTCGAGGGGAGCTCCAAGGATATCTTCAATACTTGAAAATGCCGCTGCCGCTGCCTCTGGTGCATTAAGCTCATTATTTAGTCGACGGGGTTGGCGGGAAACAGCGCTTGGATTGTAAGAGTTTAATCTTTTCTTTTTATTTTCGATGTTTGAATAATATAAAGTCATTTGTCTTTATTTATAACATATAAATTATTTTAAAATTTAATTATTTAAATATTTTCTTGACAACATTTCTGAGGAACTGGTACCCCATTTTGGTCATTACCATCTCTATCACCGCACTGATTTCCACCGCCACATGTTACATGACAACCTCCGTTAGATAAATTAAATCCTACGGGTGCTACCGTGAATCCAGATGGACAGGGTTCAGATACACCTACAAGAACGGTTTGTCTCTTATTGTCTTCGCGGGGTAACATTCTACGCATATCCCCCGTGATACCCATAGCATTTTTAAAGATCTCTAACTTAGCTGTACGACTGTTTTTTTCAGACTTTGGTGGACAATTTGGGTAAATAATAAGATATCCTATAATAAGCACGGCAATTGCTAAAAGTAATTTCATTTGAGACTGATTTAAATCCATTTTATTTTAATATAAATATTTTTTTTTAATAAAAAATTTATAGATTTATAGCTCTTTTACCTCTGGGATTAATAGTAACTTCTTTGGATGTTTCGACAGTTCCTATAGATGAAGCATCATCGGATTTTTGAAAGACTTTGGATAAATTTAAAGAAGGACCTGTTATTTCCGATGTTGATACATTTGATACATGAGGTTGAGGTTCATTAGACATTGCAGAACTAATATTTTTCATTATTTCCGCAGACTGAGTATCATTCAACCCCCGTGGCATTGCAGAGCTAAATAATGTCTTAGTTGTGTGGAACATAACTGCTCCCCCAACTAATGTAACCAAAAGCTGTAATTCAGGTGGAAGATCGGCTCTACTCTTATACTTATCATATAATTTTTCAAAAATAACTGTATAATCATCGATGTTATCCATAACAGATTCTGACCATCCATCTAATTTAGCCCCAATTGGATCATATTTGTTATTGGCTATCTCTAGTCCGTACACAGCAGCTAGTAAAATTTTTTGTTGTAGTTTAACTCCCGATTCTTTTTCAGCATTTGATTCATGCAATTTTAATTCAAATTTTAATTCATCTAGCTTAGAAGACATGGAATATTTTTTTGTTAATTCTACTCCTCTTTTTTCAAGAGCAACAAGCTGTAGTAGAATTTTTTGCTTTTCCTGCTTGGAATTTTTAACTTTAGATTCGCTACCTGAGCTACTTTGAGATGAAACATCCGAATAATCATCTGACCCGCTTTCACTACCACTTTCACCACCGCTTTCACTACCACTTTCTGAGTCATCGTCTGATGATTCATCCTTTTTTTTGTCTTTTGTCTTTGAATTATTTACAAAATTTTGATAATCCTCTGGATTAAATTTTGACTTTGACTTAAGACTTGGTTTTATCTTACCTAAATTCTTCTTCTGTTCAACTGGCTTTGCTTCTACTGTACTACCAGATGATACAGACTCTTGGTCAGCATCTTTAACTAGACCTATGTCATTTATTCTTAAACTATTGTCTAATTTAACAACAGGTCTTACAGAATCTTCTGTTACTAACTTAATATTTGGAACACTGGCGCTCATACTATATTTAGAGTCATTATTTTTTTTAAGTACTTGGGAACGTGAAAATAAAATACTTATGGGTCCATTTATATTATGATTTTTCACAATTTCATTCATATAATGTATCATTGAATCATATTTTTAAATTAAACAGTTTAAAACTAAATAACAATAAATTGTAATAATGATACAAAATAATATAAGATATGGCAGCGGAGTTCTTTTTTATTGCAAATCTCTTGATAACACCCCATATTTTTTTTTAGGTAAGGATAAAGACAATAGATGGTCTAATTTTGGAGGAGGTGTAGAATTATCAGATAAATGCGACCCTGAAAATACAGCGTCTAGAGAAACATGGGAAGAAACGCTTGGGTGTATAGGAGATATGGTAGATATTAAAAAAATTATTAAAAATAGTCATTGTATAATTTCAAAAACTCCGTCAGGAAATAAATATTATATGTATATAGTAAAAATACCATTTAGTAATGTATACAGAGATAGATTCATTTCTACAAAAAAATTTTTATCAAATATATCCAGTGATAAAAAATTTTTAGAAATAGTAGACGTTAAATTACTATCGTTAGAAACAATAAAATACTCAATAGATGATAGCAATAAAAGAACTTTTATTAAACTAAGATCTAGCTTTGAAAAAACTGTTCAAGATAATTTTAATGAAATATATAAACTAATAAACAGCAAAAATAATTATTGAAGGGTGTATACCCTTGACATAGGTTGTTCTATTATGTGTATAGGAGTGTAATTTGTAATTTCTCTATCATTATCAAACATATTATTTTGTCTAAGGAGTTTCTTAGGCTGGATTCTGGCAATACCCTTTTCTTGACTCATAATTTTTGGTTTATTTACTTCTCTATGTTCTCTTATTATATTATTTTTAGGAAAAACGTAATTAAACTCCCTATCATTAGATTGACTGTATTGAGTACCCAATGAAAACCCTGGCGTAGAAGACATATTTATTATTTTGTACTCCGGTTTTACACTCATCAGTGCAGGTTTTTTTGTTTTATCAATTTTAAAGTTTCTATCTTTATTTACTTGAGGTTTTATTATAGGACCTGGTTCTAAAGTTCTCGTTTTTTGTCTAATGGGTTCGTATGTAACTATATTTTGTCGAGGTATTGTTGTTACAATATTATGATGTATCTTATCACCCTCTTCTTGCATTTCGGCTTTTGAATACTTATTAAGTCTATACAGGGGTGGTTGCCACTCTGTTGGAAAATTGTTAAACTTCATTTATTATTATGTTATATTTTATTTTTATTTAATTTATAATTTCAGATGTTTGTTTTATTAAATCTCCCATGGGATCTATTTTTAAATTTTTCGATTTCACAATTGATAAATCTTTATTATTCATAGAAACGGTCGTGTTTGGTTTTATTTTTACGTTGGTATAAGAAGATATTGTATTATTATTCTTTATTCCATAACGCTCACTAGTTTTTGTTCTATCTACCGAATCTACAGATACAAGCTGTTTATTAGAATTTGCTGTAGCATTTCTTATTATTGCCACAGCCTGATTAATTTCTTTATTACTCTGTTTACTTTCTAGTTCATCGTATGTTTTATCTTTTCCTATAAAAAGACCAACGGTTTGTTCTCCGGCGGACTTTCTTACTTTAGGTCCAGCCATTTTAACATGATTATTCTGTTTATCACTTGCAGTTGTGGGCTTTAACTCTTCGCTAGTTAATGGATGATATACATTATAGGGAAGTCCTGCATTGGGGTTGGGGTTATCCGGCCATTCTCTTTGGCTTGATGCACCGTGCCACGCGTAAGGTCTTTTAGTACCAACTGTTGATACATTAGTAGTATCGAAGTCAGATGGTATAAACCCAGATCTTAGTCCGTCGTTTTTATAATCTTTTTCATTAGAAACTACATCACCTATTAGATTGTACACAGTTTTATTATTGTTTTTTTCCTGAACTATTTTATCTGCTAACTGATCTGCAGACATTTCATTGATATCTAATTCTTCTTTTTTTTCACTGAGATTTGTTCTAAACATCTTAGGGAGTTTAAGTAATTCTGGATCTTTTAAATTAGGCGTTTTAAATACATTAATATATATACCAATAAAAGACAAAAATACGATAAATATTACTACTGGTTGCAGTTCCATTTATTTATAAATATATATTTTAATTTAATTAAAATACAGTAGTTATATCAAAAAAGATGAAACGCTCTATTTATTACTTTAACTTCAACTGTAAAGGAACTAATAGGGCTCCCATAAAAACGATCACATTTTGCAAGCATATAAATATCAATCAGGGCATTTCTCATATCTCGCCCTTTTGCATTTTTTCTGTTAAAGTCTAAACTTCCCAAATGAATAACTGAAGCAGGTTTTAGTTTTTCCTCAAATACCTTTATACAATTCTTCCTATCCGTTGCTACCCAAATATTGGTTTTACTATCAATATTTTCATTTTTAATATCCATCAGTCGTTTATCGATTGTATCGATATTAGAAGGGCATCCAGGAGAATTACTATTTTTGTCAGAGCAGCACGCCAAGTCAGAATCATTATGAACGAACCCTGGCCGACCGCTCCATTGTCCAAAAAACCAATTATCTTTAGCATCTGCAATGTCACCTTGTCGAAGGTGTAATCCTAATGTTTTCCTGGTTGTGTTATGTAATAAATCGGAACATCGATCTATCCACTTTGAGACTATTGGTGAGAGTTGTACCCATTGATAAAATTCGTGCCTGTATTCATCTGTATCTTTGATTACAAAACTACATGCGGATATCACACATGGAAGTTTGTTTTCCAACTTTTCTAATGTACTTTCCCATTCACACCTGCCCTTGCCATTGGCTTCAATTTTCATGTCACTTGGTATTATAGTTGTGATAGGAATATTTGAGTAAAGTTCTGTTATGTCTTGAGGAAAATGGTGATTTTTATCCCAAAAAATCAAACAGCGTACATTAAGTCTTTTTGCAGCTGTAAATGCACCAGACATTGTCCTCAACCTATTTCCTAATCCCCACATTGGTTTCAAAATTAGTGTTTTTTGACTGGGTGTAACTACATAAGGTGATGGTATAAAATAATATCTGAAAATAAAAACAAATGAAGCTATAATAATAGCTAAAACCAATATAAATAATAAATATTGCGACAATTTCATCTACGGTGGTTTATTACATATACGCACGATATTAATATTATATAAAATACAATATATCAGATTACAATTTCTTTTCTACATGTCGGACATGTATTTGATTTTTCGGTAAGCCATTTTTTAATACATCTATTACAATAGATATGCCCACAGTTTAATTTAATATTGTCTTTCATGTTTTCAAAACATATAGAACAATCTGTCATATTATTACATTTTTCTAATTTTTCAAAATTTTCAATAGAAACTGTTGGTTTTGAGATATTAGATGTCATTATCTCCATATTATTTATCATTTCTATAACGCGTTGAACTGAAAAAAACGTATGCATATCGCTAAAATCGTTTATAATATCATACATATCACTACTAATATGTGAAAAATCATCGCTTTGCCTAAGAGAATATTCTCTTTGACTCATTGGAGTTATCGATAACTCTCTAGTTAAAGGATCTCTTCTAACTTCATATGTTCCTACATTAGATTGCATAAACATTATATAGTTATATAGATACACAATATAATTATATAATAATTTTAAATTCATTAAATTAATTTTATTAATTTCTTCCTACACCTGCTCTCATTCTAGCATTTCTATTTTGTAATACAGAAGGATGAGTATCACCGCTTCTAGTTGGGGTGTCTAGTATTGTGATATCTCTAGATGGAGTACTAAAAGGGGTAGAATTTTTATCACCAATTCTAGGGGGGATCGGATATACAACTTCGTTTTCATGAGTTGTATCTTCCATGATAGTGTATGTATCAACTTTAGGAACTGGGATATTTTTATATATATCAAATATATTAGAATTTCTTAAAGAGTATTCTAAAGATCCTTGTTTAGTAGCTACATTTAACTCATGACTTATTCCGTTTTGATGGGAAACAGTATTCATAGGCTCTACGCGTCTAACAACTGGATGATTTTTATTACTAGACGTTAAAGAACTCATATATACATAATCTAAACCCCCGTAATTTATAGTGTTATCTCTCATAGGAGCATGCTCTATTAAAGGATTTAACGTGTTGATATCGCTAATGTAATTCATAACGTTTAATATAAATATACATTTTATTTTTATTTAAATTATTTTAAACTGGAGATAAATTTTTATTAACAGAATTTAATTGTTTAATAGTCCCCGTCATAATTTGTTTACCATATACTTTATTCTCGGGTTTTTTTAATTCTTTGTTTTCATTAGTTATTGAGTTTGGAGTCTTATTTCCATCTAGGATGAATCTATGTTTAATATTATCAGTGTCTAATGTTGGATGATTAATTAAAAATGAATTTTTAGTATTAGTAGTGTAATCTTCTAATAATTCTTTCCCTCTATTAGTAAGTCCTCCGATGTCTTCTTCATTTGAGAATTCGGTAGATAAATTTGTTATAGTTCTGGTATCCACTGAATTAGACGAATTAAGTGTTATAAAATAAATACATACCGATAATAATATAGAAAATAAACCAGCTGATAATATTACCGCATAATCTTTAGGGTATTTTAAGGCTGCTATTATTGTAGATAATATTATAAGTCTTGTAAGAGAGTTATATTGTTGATTTTTATCTCTTCCATAAAATGGATTTATTGAAAAAGAATTAAATATCGCACATAAGTCTGTAAACCAATATGATGTCATATTTAATGTATACTAAGAATTTAATTTTGTTAAAAAGTCTGTCGAAAATTTATTTTTATGTAAATTAGAAATTTCTTCTTTATAATCCTGGACATTAGAATTTCTAATTTTATTAAATTCAGTTGGATTATTGGATATTATAAGTTCTCCTAGTAAAAAAAGAGACTGAATGTAATCCCATATAGCTGTCTTAGTTCTATCAGTAAGTTCTTTCCAGTATTTATTTATTCCAATTTCTATAGAAAAACTATTAATCTTATTTTTTATAGCATTATTATTTATAAAAAAGGCTTCATCTCTATTTTTAATTTGATTTTTATAATCTACACACCCGGCCATAAAAAGACTGGAAGGTGTTGAAGGTGATGTAATTTTTAAAAGAACAAAAGCCTTTTTATAGTCATTAAGAGTCTGATTGGGGTATTTGTTTATTATTTTGTCAATAAATTCATTAAATAAAGAATTAAATTTATCAACGGATGTTGTCATAATATGTAATAATATGTTTATACTTTAAATATATTTAAATAATAAAATATTTATTTATATTAAAATTACATGTCAAGTAATGTTAAAATAAATGGAGTAAATATGTTTATAAATAAACTTGACTTTAAAGATAAACAGGTTGAAATAATAAATCTAGACACCCTAAAAACAAATTTTGAATTAGATGACGGAGATACAGGTTTTTATAAACTAAGTTTATATAAAAAAAATGTTTATGACGATGGAACAATTACAGAAAATTACAATCGACCAGGTATAGGACCGATACAAGATGGAACATATTGTTCAATCTGTCAACGTTTAGGGGGTTCAAATCATGCAAATAATTGTGATCGACCTAGAGATGAAAGTTTGTATTTAACACTTGGTGGTTTTAGAGATTATATATTAAATGATCCGGGGTATTCAGGTGATTATTCAGACATAAAAGAATCATTTATAAAGACTAATATAACTGATGAAACCTTATCAGAATTATTTATTCTTGATGAAGATGATGAGATAGATGTAAAAGATGGGAAAATAGATATGGATAAACATGAAAATAAAATGACAACTGTAGAATACGAAGGTCGTATTAAAAAAAGAGGTCCATCTAAATTACCGCCTAAAACTAATACAACTCAATTCTTAAATAATTTAATAATATCTCATGAAATAGATGAACATAAAACATCCATAAGGGTAAGTAAAAACGGTCTTATAAACATTATAAATATTAATACAGACCCGGCTAAAAAAGAATCATTAATCAATGAACTCATTCAAAGAATTAATTCAAGTGGAGCAGTTAATTACAAAGCTTTTAGTGAAATAACAGGGGGAAATGACCAATTTTATAAGATTATACCAGGCACAAGTTATATTCATTCTGCATCTGGTCAATTTAGTATTAAAAAGGTTATACCCGGAAAAACTCAAGTTGATTTTATAGAATTAAATAACTTTATCAACCCATATGATATAAATGGTAAAATAATAGAATCACCTATTAATACAAAAATAAAGAGAGCCAGGGATGGATCACCGATAGTTTTTTATAAGGGTCTTAAAATAATAGAATGGGAATATTATTCACCTAGAGAAACTAGAAATGAAATAATGACAAAGGAGTATATCAAAGTTGTAGTTGTTCCTTCAGACGGACTTAAATTAACTGCAATAATCAATAAATATGGTTCCGTTATGTTAAATATTTCTAAATGTACTTCAAAACAAAAAAACGACGGTTTATGTGGTAATAAAGATTCTGATATATCTATAGATTTATTCAATAAGTTAGAGAAGGTTTTAAATGAAATGTTTGATGAAAATGAGGACTTATTTGTGATGACAAGCTTAATGGGTCCTGAAAAACAACTAAAAGAATACAATACAGTTTCCGGTTATGCACCTAATGGTAGAATATGCAGACTAACTAGAACAAGAAAAACCGGTAATGATCCTAGAAATTTTTCTGAATCTATGAGACCAGAACCATATTCATGGTCTGGAACATGTCCAGATCCAAATTATCAATATCTAAAACCCGAAGGTGTTTTTGATCCAGATGATAAATTATGGTATCCTTGTTGTGAAACAAAAGACAGTAAATCCATAGAAAGAATGAAAGAATATCTTAGAAATGGATTTCCAGGTAAAGACGATTCTAGAAGATATGATCTAACAAATGAAGTAGATTATGGTTCTGGTATATTAGTTCCAAATAGTAATCTACCTAATTCAATAGCAAATGTTAAAATAAACGAAAAGTTTGAGAAAGTTAAAGTTATTGGAAAACTAAGCGCAAAGGAAGGAGGGGGTAAAAAAGCCAACAAATATAAAGTAGAATATAACGGTGAAAAAATAATAGTTAGTGGAGAGGATTTTGAAAGAGATTCTCGTATATTTCCTGGATTAAATTCTTTTAGTAGAGATTCTTTATTGTCTTGTATACTTACTAATTTAAAGATGAATAATCTAATAATTAATGAACAAGGTAAATTAGAAAAGAACAATACATCTATTATGAATGAAAAGAGTATTAAATTAAACACAGATATATTCTTATCTAAGATAAATCCAAAAAGTCTTTTGAAGTATGACCCATTTACATATAATACCATACCTATGTTAATTATAAATCCGTTTGATGTTAGGAAGATAAGTTCTGATGGTAATAAATTTTATCTTGTATTATCACCTCAGAATAATTTTTATATAAACGACAAATTATTGTCTGTTAATTCGAATATATCTGACACATTCAACGACACGATTATATTTGAAGGATATTTGAGTTATAACGACACGCTTGATAAAAATCAATACGAAATAATAGATATTATATATAATAATACAGACATTAGAGACCTCTCGTTTGTAGAAAGAAGTAAAATAATAGATGCTATAATTAAATCAGGTACATTTTCATCTATTGTAGATGAAATAATAATATTACCAGATGAATATACCAATATCATATCAGGTTCATATGAAATAATAAATTCTAACCCTCGAAATAAATTAGTATTTAAACACGATAATAAAACAATAGTTTATGGAGAAGATGACAAATATAAAGACACAATTGTATTGCAAATTCTTGAGATATCTAAAGAAACTATAAAATTTGGTTACGATTCTAAAGAGATAATAGAAAATAATAATTTAGACTTCCTAAGAAGTTATACATTTTTAAAAAGAAATATACCATCTGGAATAAAAGTAGGTGAATATTATAAACTTTCTATAAATAGAGATAATAAAGGGAATGTAGTTAGTAACAGAATTTTAAATATAAAAAAGAAAATAAATGTAACTCCAACAACTAATATGAAAACATATGATGAAATAATGAACATATTACTTGTTAAATTTAGTCCAATTGATTCTAGTTATTTTAACTCTAATTTAGATTGGGTTTTTAAAGATGGGTTTTTACGTTACGATGGAACAGATAACTTAATTTACTCTAAGATTTAATAAGATTAGTTATAAACACAAACATTTCATTTATATTTATATTATTCTTTAATATTTCTATCTCAATTTGTCTTTTTCTAATGGGGTTTTTATACTCTATAAAATTTCTATCAACAAAATTACCATCCGATATCATTGTGAAATCTACACGAAATGAATCACTTGAATCCTGATATGAAGTTCTCTGTTTTAAGTAATATTTCCCGGATGTAACATAATCTGTTACCCTGGTTTCAGTTGAAGTAGAAATTCTTATGTCTTTTTCCCATAAATTAGACATATCTATATTTATATCATTATTTCTCTTCTTAAGTATAGAGTCTAAAAGAATAAACTTTTTAAAGTCATTTGAATAGATGTGTCTAGTTCTGATACCGGGTAGTTCGTCAGAATAAGCGTCAACATAATATTCAATAGTCTTTTTCATTTTATAATTATTTATTTCATTTGTAATTCTATTATATGTCTCCTGATCTATATTAGGATTGAATTCTCCCTTGTAATTAATTTTACCTAAACGCATTTCAACTTCAATGTCTTGAGAACCTATTCGATTGAATTGTTTTTGTATATTTGTTAAATCAGATGGATCTAAAATTTGAGTCGTATTAGAAGTTGAGATACACCTAAGAAGACTTGCCCTAGACGAATAAGATAATATTTTTTTTAGCTCTTCAATTGTAGAACCTTTTCCAAGTTTTGAAAAATAATAGATGTCATTTATATCAATCGGGTTTTCAACACTTCGTATTACATTTAGAATAGTTCTTAGTGAATTTGGAGTGTTTTTATCAAGTCTAATGTTTTTAAACTTAAAGTTATTTCTGGAAATTACTTGAAATTCAACTATCGAATTGTTTTGTATATAATCTGGTACATCAACTGTAACATCTTTAAATGAATCAAATGATTTTTTAGTCCAGTTGCGCAGACTACCGGTTTTATCTTGAAATTTAACAAGAGTTCCACGACCGGTTTTTACAATCATTAGATCTATTGTTTGTTCATCATTTGGCTTCCATTTAAACTGAGTTGTATCAGGTTTGTTCCAGGGTCCTATGTTATAAAGAGTATCAGCTGATGTAAATATGAGTCCATCTAGTGTAATTTTTTTGCTTATAAAAGCGTCTGTAGTTTTTTTGTATTTTTCTTTTATCATACTGTAAAAATCTTTTCTATGTTTCACTAGAAGTTTTTGAAGTTCTCCGTTTTCTGTCGGTGTATATAATTTTTCTTTGTTCATTATATTGTGGAGAAAGTATATAGGTTTTATCTCTACATTAAACCAGTTTTTATTTCTAAAGGATGTAAGTAGTAAAGGTTCTTCATTATTAAATTTTCCAGGCATGATTAATTTATAAAGTATATCATACCTGTTTATGTAGGGCCAGGGTTGTGTTCTAAGTTTCCCATCTTCAGGTACTGTCATTGATGAATCCTGTCCTATAATTTTTTCACCGTCTATTACATCTATATTATTTGGTGCATATAATATGTCAAAAGCCATAAATGATACTGCTTTAGTTCTGCTAATGTCTAACCATGGATGACTATTATTATCTCTATCAAAAAATACAACTTCACCGTCTATTAACATCTCCCTAGAGTCTACAGGATCTAAACTATCCTGAGACGAGTTCCTTACCCTGTAAATATTTGTATTTCTATCAATAAAATACACCATTCTACCATTTTTAACTCCTGGTATAGTCACTATGTACATTAACATTCTAGTTCCATCTACTTTTTGTGTTACAGTGTATTCACTTTTACCGTTTGGTTTTTTAGTGTTTATAGTAGACATATCTTGTTTTTCCATTGTTACAGGAAGACCTCCTATGAATTTTTTCATATCATAATTTTCATTTCTAGCTAGGGAATTTTTAACAAGTTTTTCATAACTCGTTAAAACTTGTCTATAAGTTTCATCCTGTAATAATTCCATGCTTATTGGTTAATATTATGTTATATTTTTAATATAGTTTATTTTCTGTAAATTTATTTTTTAAATTTTGTTTTTTTCATTTTCAGTTTAGGGTACACCAAATTAGCTATCTTATATAGAGTGTATAGTCCTAATATTATTAATATATAATTTAAATACCTGCGGTATCTATTACACACGTAGATATATTTCCACCCGGACGTGTCTTTATCTAATTTAACAACTCTAATAAAAATTTTCATAAAAGAACATCCAATCTTTATTATAATTTCATGATCTTCTCCCCAGTTATTCATATTTTCTGTTAATGGCATGAGTTGAACTATAAGGGGATATTTATAACTATACAATTTGTCTAATTTATCTATATAATCGGTGTCTATGTCTCCTTGGAATTTATTCTCCCCAATGGTTTTGTAAAGTTTTTGTCTGCTTTTTTTTGAAAATATATTAGATTGGGCAGCGGAATAATTGGTTACACTATAGATATCCTTAAATACATTAGGTTTATATTTTGTATATACCCCAATTGACCCAAATGAAAATAAATTAAATTCTTCATTTTCGATAAAATTATTAACTAGTTCGTAATCGGCTAAATTTTTACTATACATTTCAGCATCTTCTTCTAAAATTATTACATTATCATAATCTTTTGCATAATAAAAGGCTGTATAATATGCATGTGTTATATCAGATGTTGTAGCAGTAACTTCTTCATCCTTTACACAATTTTTATACCCCTTATTGTATTGAATTATAGTTTTTTTACTTAATGACATAATAAATGGGTCGTACTTAAATCTTTCTGAACCCTCCATCATAAGTATTAATGTAACATCCGAAGATGGTATAACAGGATTATCAGTTTCATTTATAGTGATGTAATTGTAACAATCTTCGTTATCAAATTTCATATATTATACATTTACATTAAAAATTAAAATGAATTAAATATTTATGTCATCTCGAATACCTCTGTAAACTGGATGCCTTGGAACTCCATCTTTAGTCATTTCCATAAAACTGAAAGAAACAATTGAACCTATTGGGATGTATTCCGGAGAGTCTTCTTTTAAGTAGTTTTCTCTTTGTAAATCGGAAAATCCAGTTCCTACATTAGTGATAACACCTGTTCTTTTCCCATCTATTATAATTTCTCCCTTTATTGAACCAAGAAGTCCTTTAAGTCTACCATCACCCATAATGTATTCTAATACAATACATTCTGCGTCTTGTTGTTTCTTATACTTTAGAAGATATTTACTCCTTCTAGTTTCGTATGGAGAACCTGGAGCTCTAAGCATGACACCTTCTGCACCAGCTGAAGTTAATTCATTGTAAATTTTGTTTAATTGTTCTTCAGACTCGATTTTTACCTGTTCTGTTATTTCAATAGGAAAGTTCATATCTGGGTAATCTTCTTTCCAAGACATTTCACAGATTTTAATAATTTTACCTAGTATTTGCATACGTTCTTCAAATAGCGATGATTCCGATGGAATATCAAATGCTTTGAATTTAACAGTAGTCCACATATCATCTATCTCATCGGTTGTGTATGTTTTACCTGGTTTAAGAGTTGATAGTCTACTTGTCTTTTGAAATTCTCCGCGTCCAATCCATAGTTCACCATCTAAAGCAACACCTGGTGGAAAAGCCATGGTAAAAAAATCTGGAACATATGTAAAAACTTTTGGTTTTCCTAACCCTGAACCTCGCGATATAAACTTTTCTCCATCCCAGAAACATCTAATTCCATCATATTTTTCAGATGCAGCCCAACCAACTGGAGGCACAGGTACATTCAATTCTTTTGATAATTTATCTGTAAGTTTTATTTTTTGCCCATGTCTATCGTATAAAGTGTGAGCAGCCATCAACTTGAGATTGTCTACGTATGTTTTTGTTTTATCATCGCTTTGTGATATAATTTGTATTTCAGGAAAAACTGCATAATAGCCTTTATCAGTCATTACAATATTATTGTAATTTACTTTTATGTAGTTTTATAAAATTTATTTACATTTAGTATTTTTTTGTAATTTATTTATTTTCCAATTCGGTTATTCTTGCTTCTAATGTAGCTATTTTGGTAAGTAAATTGGTAACTATGGTGTCTAATTCTTTCGTCGCGGCAACGTTATAAGTTAGAATGTCAGTATAATTAACAGAATATGGTTTTTCAAATGTGATTGTTTGAGTGGTTTCACTTTCTTGGGTGCTAGTATTAGATGTTTGGGTGTCATCTATACCGGCTGCGAGACTGCTAGGGCTAGGAATAGGATTAGGATTGTGATTATACTCTTTAGTAGTCCTAGTTCCTGTACCGCCTCCTTCTACAACGTAATTTATCTCTGGTATATCATTCATGATGTCTTGTGCTATAAACCCTGCTTCCACCGTGTATTCACCTTCAGTTAATGTACCATTAAAGTCAGCATCTTTCATTTCCTTGGTTTTTTGATACTTCTGTGGCTTCAGTTTTCTAATAATGCTTAAAGAGTCGGTTATGTCCTCTTCGTTATGCTTAAGTCTGTCATCACTGGTTACATTGAATGCTGTTGCGTTTACGGGATTACTATTTACGTTTAGAGGACCACCTGATACATTTACACTTGTTTGTGAATTAAGTTCTATACTTTGAATTGAATGGAGGTTAACCGACGTAGTTGTATTAGGCCCACCCGATCCTCCGCTTCCCCAGCCAGTTGAACCCGCTCCTATATGTATATTTGGACTGTTTAAAAGTATATGACCACCTGTATAGATATCAAGATCTCCAGTCTGCTGTACATTAGTTGATGAATTATAACCTCCAATACGCCAATGGCAATGAAACCTCCCTGATGATGGAAGAGGAGTACTTCCATTTGATTCTCCCATTGAAAACTGCATATTACAGCTTGATTTCTGACTGACCGGATTTATCTTGAAATGAATATCTTTATCACTCTCCCCTGTAATGGCTGAATCAGCAGCCATGTAAACCGTGTTAGCTAAATTAAGGTTCGTTCTCCCAAGACCAAATATAGTTCCAGCTGGATGATTAAAAGAGCTAAAATTAAACATGGCAGTTTTAGAACCTGTAGATCCTATCGCTCCTTCAATGTCTAATCTTCCCTGGACGAGTAAAGATCCGCTATCAGTGACATTTGGGTCTTTAACTATTCTAAGGTTATCGTCTGCTTTAATTCCCACAGGTGGTGCGTTAAATGTAACAGATGCATAGGGATGACCAGCTGGAAAAGGATAATATACAGCTGGTGTATAAGTGTCTGTAGTTAAATTGGGTGTTGTCCACGACATTGCATTACCCGATCCCCCCGACGTTAATACCTGACCAGCAGTTCCATAATTTCCATTGACCCCTAAGGCTCTTGTAATGTCAATGTCTTGCTGAACGTCTACCTGATTACACTTTAAGTCTATCTTAGTAGATGCTGTTAGATTTACATTAGTGGTTATATTATTTCCGCTGAGCCAGTTAGAGGATGAGGTGTTACCATAACCTCCTCCGTAGTTCAAAGAACCAATATTTATCAGTGGACTGTATAAATCTATAGCCGTACCAGCTGAATTCCATATTCTACCAGCCTGTTGTATACCCGTCGTTTGGTCTAGACCACCACAGGTTACGTAATAAGCAAAATGTCCTGATGATGGGAGGGATGTAGTTCCGTCATATTTGCCTATATGTGCATAATAACTATCATTTGATTCTACGCGAACTTTGGTAGTACCAACCCCTGTATTAGGATAATAATGCGTACCTAATTCTACATCATTACTTCTTATGCTTGTAAAGTTTGTTGCATTTATCCAATTATCTACTGAGTTTTGACTTATTCCAGCATCAGATTCAAATGATATAACATAATCTGCCGCTAACAGGACAACATTTCCAACACTAAGATTTGTTCTACCATATCCCAATGCAGCCGCTCCGACATGATTATAACTGGAGTATCCGTAGGTAGCAGTTTTAGAACCTGAAGCACCTATAGTCCCGGTGATATTTAATGCACCCTCAACGGTCAAGTCTGATGAATCTAACCTAAGGTTGTCTGAAATCTTATACCCAGCAGTTGGAAACCCCGCCGGGGGTGTATAAGTGTCAATAGTAATAGGTTGATTAGTTAGATTATTATAGTCTGTTGTACCAGCGGGACCCGTAGGACCTGTTGGACCAGTAGCTCCTGTAGCCCCTGTAGCCCCTGTAGATCCTGTAGCTCCTGTAGGACCTGTTGGACCCGCAGGACCTGTCGGACCAGTAGGACCAGTAGGACCTGTTGGACCCGTAGGACCCGCTGGGCCTTGAGCTCCGTCGGCTCCGTCAGCACCGTCATTACCGTTAGAACCAGCAGGACCCGTTGGACCAGTAGAACCTGTTGGACCCGTAGGACCTGCTGGGCCTTGAGCTCCGTCGGCTCCGTCAGCACCGTCATTACCGTTAGAACCAG